AGCAACTATCTCACCTTTCCTTGGACCGCTCTGTACACGGAAAGTTTCTTCTTTGTCTTTAAACTCTTTCTTCAAAGGCTTATCTGCCAACATTATTTTAGCAGTCTTTTTAGCTTTTGCTATCTGCTCTGCACAGTCTTCTTCTTGTTGGTCTGGTGCTTCACAAACAGCCCACTCACCCGAGGCTTTATCTACAACAATCCACCCACCGAAAGGCATGTTCTTTGCCTTACTGTACAGGTGTGCTTGCATGATATACCCAAAGGTGTCATCTTCTTTTACCTTATTGTACCCACCAAACTCTCCGCCAAACTTCTTGGAAAAAGCATAGGGGGATGCTGATTTTATATCCCACACTTTGCCATCTATGACAACATCTAGTGTACCATTAAGTTCACACACATCTAGATCTAACTTAACTCTCTCTTGTTCGGATTCTATATTTACTCCGGCAGACTTTAAAACCACCATAGAGATAGCCTCTATTATATCTCCAAATAAAAAACGCATGATAGAATTGTACTGCACCTCTTTAGGAGATCCATTTTTATCATGCCATTGCTGACACATGGGTCTGCCCAAGCCACTCATACGTAGAGAGTAGTCGCTCTTGCCACGAGACAATTGCTTAACTAGGGCATTACCACAGTCATTCTTAAAGTTTTCTAAAAGTTGGGGGTCTAGATCAATGCCTTCTTTAGTGGCACGATCTAGTAATCCCTGTACTTTCATTAAGATAGGGCTAAACATAGCCTATCCTGTAGCAGAAAGAACGTCACCGAAGTCATTTAAGTCTCCAAGTTTAGCATTCTTTTCTTTAGCTTCTCTCCACTGTCCCATCACTTTATTGTTGATGGCTTCTTTAGTTTCAAAGAACTTAGTCATTAGCTCTTGGTCTGTATCCTTTATTTCTACAGTTTTAAGTGTAGCCATTACAGGAACATAGTAAGAGTTGCCAGCCATTTTTCTTCTAGCTGTAGTTGCTTTGTTGACAACAGTACACATGATTTGTTTCTGTCTAGCAATCATTTTAATGTGATCACTTACAGGTATGAAACTAGAACCACGGATGTACCAAACAGATGGCACTTCATCAGGCATCACTACCTTATGGCCATCAGCATCTACAGGATCAACTAGCTGTACTGTGTTGTACAGGATCTGGTTACACTTCACACTCTTGTGTAAATTCATTTCCGGACTATCTTTAGCGAGACCAGCCGCCTCATCTTTAGTTAGTCTGCCACAACGCATATTACCTTCTGTATCGTAGAAGTCAGCACCGAGACTTGTCGTCTGTATAGTCTGGCAACCAAAAGACCCCTGCTCTACATCCCATCTACTATATGTAAATAACCTGTAGAATATTCTTATGTGGGCTTCTTTTGCATAGGCAGTTACCCCATCCGGCAGTTTTAAAGAAAACTGTCCTCGTGGAATAGTTTTACCATCGTTGTCCTCTTCTGCGTGGTTTATGGCTAGGCGAGGAAGACTCTGGCCTTCGTTGTTACTTACTTCTTGACCGGTGAGTGTAGCGAGTTCTGCCACTGACATATCTTTCAGTGAAGGTGCTACGTTTGCTTTATTAGTTACAACATCGTTTGACATTATAATTTCTCCTTTAGTTTAGATTGTTAAAACTTCATCCATATCAAGCCAATCTTTACCAATTTTCAATTCAATACCAACAGGCATGTCATAGTCAACATTGTATCGTTTCTTAGCTTCAGATTTTATACTCAACATAGACTCCGCTAAAATTTCAATCGCCTTCTTTTCCTCTTGTGGAAAGACATCAAGGACAATTGAATCATGTACTGTATTACATACTACAGACTGCATGTCGTTGTCAAACAAAACTTTTCGTAAGTTTATAAGAGCAAGCGGGAGCAAGTCTGCAGTAGCAAATCCCTGTACAGGATAGTTCTTTATGGCGGTAGCGTGTGTAGAACCCCCATAAAAGTTCCTACGAACGTGAGGAAAATGATAAATCCTACCAGAAGGAAGGGTGATTTTTTTTGTCTTAATTGCTTCGTCTTGTAAAGAGACGTGCCATTTAGCAACATCTGAATATCTGGCCTTGAAAAGATCGTAGTACGCAACTTCTTTTTCTGTCCCATAAGTGCCTCCGTATAGGGGTTTAAATGTGTGTGCTTTTGCCTCTTGCCTAGAAACTCCTAGAGCCTCTGCAGAAAAAGTATGCACATCAAAACCTTTTCGCACATCAGCATACACCTGTTTGTCCTGTGCAAGAAACCCTGCCACTCTAAATTCTAACTGACTGTAATCTCCTTCCAGTATCTTTCCACCTTCCCAACGAGATATAACACAAGCCCTTACAGGAAAGGTTGTACCCCTTGGCATGTTCTGAAAGTTTGGATTACGAGATGATAGTCTTCCTGTAGCCGTAACACATTGCATATAGTGTGGGTGTATAAATCCTTTACTATCTAAGCCCCTCTCTATACCATCTACAAATGTTCTTAGGTAAGTACCTATGGCATTGTACTTTATATAGGCACTGATAAATTTCTTTTGCTCATCGTTAGCAGACATAGATAGACTCTCTAAAGTTGGTCGGTCTGTTTTAAATCCATGTGTACTAACATCATAAGCATCTCTAGGTACAAGTTTGAATCCACCCACCTGTCCTGTAGATTTAAACACCACACCATCAGCGTTGCAAGTCTTACAAATTCTTTTAGCCTTACCTACCGTGCCATCCTTTTTAAGAGGGTTAAAGTATCCTCTGCCTCTACAGGCACCACACTGGTGAGACTCGGTGTGTGGTAGTACCTTTGTATAAGTTCTTACCTTTTTAATAAAATCATCTTTGCTATGTTTACGCACTCTCTTCTTTCTCTTTGTACTGCCGTACTGCTCATAGCCCAAATTAAATGTGCTTGACCAATATTTCTTATCTGTTACTCCTCTGCTGTACAAGACTTTAGATCTATCCTCTGGGCTGTCTAAATTTATAGGAGTATCTCCCATTGTACGTTTAACTTCTCTCTCAAGAAACTCATGTAACTCATTGTATTCATTACTATATTGCTCTCTAATATCTGTAAGTGCTTTCACACTAACTTTCATACCAGTATTTTCCATCTCGGTAAGAACCTGACACATCTCATTCATTAAACCTACAGTAGGTGCAAGACCATCTTTTACTGCCTGTTGCTGTGCAGTGTACAATTGTTTTGTAACTTCCACATCAGCCCTGCCATACTCCTCTACAATATCCCAAGGGATGTAGTCAAAAGATACACCATCTTTCATGTACTGTGCAGTTAAGTCGGTACGTTTCTCATCTAAATCATACCTCTTGGCTGACTCAGATAAAGACAGAGCAATTTTATCTCCACCGTGTATAACATACTCAGCTATCATCGTGTCGTATAGCTTCCCTGTATAGGTAAAGTTACAAGCAAGGAGCCACTTCAGGTCAAACTTAATGTTATGCCCTACTAAAACTTCTGTATTATCCAGAACTTTCTGCAGTATAGCAAAGCCATTCTCTGTTGGTTCTTTTTCTGTGTGGGTAAAACAGAGGTAGCCTTCACTGTCAGGGCGATAAATCTTTTTCTCTGTAAAGGGAGCTATTATATCAGAACCTACAGCACTGTACCCCACAGACACCAACATGTTTCCTGTATAAGGATCAAGGTCTAACTTACCTGACTCATCTTTTTTATATGTTGTTTCTATGTCAAGAACGGTTATCATTTCACCACCACTTCCGCATCCGTTTCTATCCATACTTTTGCCCCACAAGACAGGGGTTTATCTGGCCTGTACACAACTTTGCTGTTTCCTAATATATTTACTTCGTGACCATAGGTATTGTCTTGATAAGTTTTAATAGTTAGTACAGGCTTATTCTCATTGTTCTTTTTGTTGCTTCTTATAACGTGTTGATTTACGTGTATTCTTTTTTTCATCTTACCCACACCATCTCCATACTTTCATCCCCCCACCAATTACCAAACCCAAAGAATGTCTCTCTAGGGTGAAACTCTACGGCCATACCGTAGTTTTTATACCCCCAAGCAAATGGTATAAAATCCTCTAACAAAAGTCCAGAAGAAATAATTTTATTTTTTAAATCAGCAACAGCAGGAGGTTTTCCAAGAATTAAAGAACCTATCTCTTTGCCATCCAAATCATACTTAATCTCTTTGGGGTGGTTGTAAAAATATTTATGTTCTAGTTCCATAGTTTTTGGTAAGTATTGTTTCCATGTTAAATTTTTATTAAAAGTACTAGGTGCTTTCTCCTCATAGTAATCGGTTAGTTTTTTTCCTACAAATTTAAAATGATTATAGTTTTCGTCAGAATAGGTAAAAGAATCAAACTTTCCTTTGTCAACCATAAATACAGAATGACTGTAGAATATTTTTTTAGTGCGTATTAAATCTTTAACCTGTTTAATTTTATAAAACTTTGCAATTTGTCGCAGTTCTATCATAACATCTTTATGTAATTTTTCCTGTATAGTAAAGTTGTTACGTATCTGTCTGCCTAACAGCAGAGGTTTTCTCATTTCATATTGTTCTTTACAGGACATCTATTGATCTCGCAGACTTTGCCACGTTTTCTATAATATCATACTTGCCACTTTTATAATTTTCATACTTAAATAGAAGTTCATTAAATTTAACTTTAACGTACTCATACACTCTCATATCAAATTCATCTTCTGTTATGTCTTTTATTTTTTCAATATCAAAGTCCAATGTTTCTGAAAAGCCATTGTAAGAAGTCATCCCTTCACACCAATATTTAATAGCTACTTTAGATTCTACGTAATTAATATTGGTAATTTTATAGTTAAACTTCATGATCTTCTCCACTGTACAGAAAGATAGGTGTTCCTTCACCCATCCATGATCCTACCACGTTGTACTCAAAGTATTCCATAGCTTCTTCGTCTGTCATTCCATCTTTCATAAGTATGGCTACGCATTTGTCAGCATCGTAAACTAACAAATCAGACTGTCCGCATCTTCTACCTAACCCTAATATTGCACCATCAAATCCCTCGGCCTTTAATATCACAACTCATACCTCGCTCTGTATATATCAATAGAGCAGGTCACTGTGCCGTGCCACCCGTTAAGTTTATTCTTAGATACACAAAGATGTCGTATATAATCTTCCTCCTCACCATAGTTCTTTCCTATACCTATAATAATGTCAGCCTCCGCAGCCTTTCCTGTCCTACTATTTTCTAGCATACTGAAATCTACCTCTTGTCTACCCTGTGCATCGTAGGATGCTTGTGATACTGACCAAAGTAAAACCTGCTGTTTCTTAGCCATTGTTCTTGCCCCCTCATACAGGGCTTTTAGCTTTTCATCCGTTCTGGCAAAGTTACCACTAATGGCCACCTTATCTAACTGATCCACCATTACCACATCAGGCTTATGTATGTCAATAAATTTTTCAATCTCTGATAGTGTAATGCCTCTACCCTCTAACAATTTAAAGTTAGGTTCTATCTCTTTCTTGTATACATCCATAGAGTCTTCTAAGTTTGTTTTCATCTCATCAATGGATCGTTTAAGGTACGCAGAGAATACTCTTCCTTTGACTAGCCTTCCGGGTTCTTCGTTAGCAAAGTATGCCACCTTAAATCCCTGCTTAATGTACTCTGCAACTAAGTATGTACAGAAGGTTGTCTTTCCTGTCTCTGGCCTAGCAAATATAATTCCTAAGTTTCCTCTACCTGCACCGCTTATTCTGTCAGCCAAAGATTGTAACTCAAACTTAAATTCAAACCCTTGATCCCACCCCTCTACATAATCCTTCACATCATCTTTCACTTCTTGGTAGTTTCCTTCCTCTTCAGGTGTATTATCTATAGCCGTGTCAACCAAAGTTCTCAATGACGTAAAGTCGTCACTGTTGCCTAACCAAATGTCAGCGGATAAGTCACTAATCTTGTGAGCCTTGTCTTTCTTCCAGAAGTCAATGATTAAATCTTTTAGAATGATTTTGCTACTTGGCATAAACTTACTAAGCTCTCGTATAACATCTTCTATAGGTTCTCTTGATGACTCTGGTAGTGCAGGATACTTATTCCTGTGTAGCTGTATCAGAGTATTAACATCTAAATCACTCTCGTACTTCTGTTGGGCAAAACTGATGGTGTCAAAAATTGTCCCCACACCATTGGCAAACATTTCTTTAGACACAACCTCTGCTGTATCCTTATAAAATTCGTTAGATAAACACGCTGATAGTATTTGTTTCTCAAGTGACATTGAACTTCTCCCTTATTTGTTCTGTACTCCACCTTTTTATGTCTCTGTCTAGTAACACTAACTTTGTCTGTACATGAATGTTTAGTTCATGCACCATTTTCATTGCCTTTTTTGAAGCATCTTTGTCTAGTGCTATTGTAACTCGGCTATAACCCTTAACATATTTTAAATATTCTGTCAACAAACTTGTACCCATAAGAGCCATGCCCTGTACATTAGCAAATGTCAATGCACAAGCAGAAGCACAGTCCTCTACAATTACAAGGTACTTGCTGTCATTTGTTGTTACAAACGGCACACGAGATGATGCATACCTTTTCCATTTTGGTTTGATATTTGTCAGCGACCTACCAACTGCATCTACCAACGTCTTGTCTTTGTATACAAGAAAGACACACCTGTCCTCCTTGACATCATAGCGAATGTTAGCAAACCTATTTTTGTAAGCATGGTAAGCCTGTACAGACTTTAAGTAGTCAACAACTCTTTGACTTCGGTCTAGGCCTACCCACTGTTTGTTATATACAGATAAGTCTACTTTTTGAGGTGTTTGATTTTTTGTCCTAGACGATGTCTGAATAAGATCGCCCGTTTTTGTAGTCCCTCCAACTGAACAGTCAGCATGGTAGCAATTATACAGCAACTTGCCAGAACTATTAGTGACATTGAAAGTATTTTGATGATGGCAAACAGGGCAACTGCCTCTGTAAGTTTCATCAGTGGGTATAGATAGTGCCTTAACAAAT